CGCTAAGGAAACCGTGGATGCTACTTGAAGATGAAATCAACAAGCCAACCACGTCGTGCGCCAGCGCGTAGCCGTAACCCCTGCGTCAAAGGGGACCCCTCAGATAAATCCGCCCGCGGTTCTGAGGTTAAACGGTGTGTCGAGTGCCGCAAGGCAACACGGGACACTAAGCAGGTGATCCACAACGGACTACAACTTATTCGGATCAGGTTCGGTTTACCGTACTCTGAATTACCGGATTGTAGTCCTGAAGATCTAACCCGCCTGCTCTCTTTTCTTTTGCTACAGGGTAAGGAGCGTCGCCCTGTAGCCTTCCCGCGCCGCCAGTGCGCTGGGAAGTCAATTGACGGTCTCTGCAAGCTACAGAGACTTGGTCGGCGATCAAGATGGACATTGGCCCACTCGATGTCATCTATCAAACGTAACCTGCCTGCAGGTTGTCGCCACCACACTCCGTCCAAGCAGCAAGATTGGGAATCATCTGCTTGTTCTCAACCCCCTCCCCATTCGCCCGAGTACCTTCAATTCGTAAGAAGCGAAGTGACTCGGATCTTCTCTTCAGGGTGGGATAAGGATTATGAGAGGTTCGTCACCTCTCACGTCCCTAATCCCACAGCTCGCAAGCCCAAATCCAGTAGGGCTGACGACATCTGGGCTGGTCGAAGAGAAGAATTCCTTAACGCGTGTCTGAGTGATAGCGCAGAGTTGCCCTCTGTGCTTACTGCGCGTTACAAAGAAGTTTTGTCGGCAGGTAAGAAGCGCCCTCTGCTCATCTTCGATGAGTGGATTGAGCTTCTTGCGCCCTTGCATAAGAAAGTTTACAACCATCTTTGCAAACAAGACTGGCTTCTTTGCGGTCCTCCGACCGAGGAGCGAATGACATCTGTCTGTGTCAATCGTGTTCAGACCTCTGTGGATCTGGTGAACGCGACTGACGGTCTCTACCACTCTGTGGCTGAGACGATCCTCGATGCCCTTTTCTTTACGGCTTGGAAGATTCCAAGGCCTCTGAGGCGCCTAGCCAAGGCGTCTCTGAGTCCTATCTTCGAGTCAAGACCAGGTGTTCATCGTAGGGTCAGGCACGGACAGATGATGGGAGCCTACCTCTCCTTTCCCCTTCTTTGCCTCCAGTCTTATGTGGCTGCCCGATGGGCTTCTCGCTTTGATTGTGAGGCGCGGTTCCTCGTGAATGGAGATGACACTGTCATCTCAGCTAGCAAGGCTATCAGTGTGCAGGACTATCCCACTGGGATGCGGCTCAACGCTGATAAGACGATAACCGCAGAATCGGTGGTCGAGGTCAACTCGACCGCTTTTCTAAGAACTCGGGGAGGATGGCGTGAGGTACGCCATCTCCGGAGAGGAGGAGCTCTTACCGATTATCCGGGTATGATGCACATGGCCTCGGCCGTGGTCAAGGCCGGAAAAGAGTGGGTCGACGCTTACCAGCGCGCCAGAATCGGTAGGAGATGGGGTTTTCTCCCGAGTCAGCTAGGACATTGGTCCTATGCCTCTTACTTGCGTGAGAGGCAGATGCTTCGTAGGCGTATACCTACGTCTTTGCCTGCTGTCAGATCGGAGCAGAATGAAGCGTTGCTGAGGAAGGTACCTGGGGTACCTTCCCTCCGTGAACAGGAATCCCTCCGGGGGTTCATCTGGAAGCACGGTCGCTCGGGAGGTTTGAAGAGAGACGAATTTTCTCCGTCCTGCGGGAAAATTCGTCGGACATACCGTTATGCGGCCCAGCCGCCTAAATCATACCTTTCCTACATCGTCAAGATGGGTATGGTACGACACGAAAGTCGTCGTAAAACGGTCGGTTTCTTTTATCTTCCTGAAGATGAAGATACCGATGAAGAAAAGAGAGCCTACGAGTGTTTGGCACTATGGCGTGAGCCATTTGTGCGCGGGTCCTCGTAGGGGTTAGGTTGTATGGGATTCCCATCACCTGTGGTCGGTTGTGGTCGACCCTCCATGCATAGTTGCGTAACCGTCGCTATAAGAGGATATTGACAAGCAGGGGGAGGGGGCTTTGCGGCCCCCCTAAGAGACTAGATGGCATGTGGCTCCTGGGCACATGGCAGTACCATCAAGCGTCTTCCTTTCTCTGCCCTTCTGTGGGTAGGCCTCCTAAGGCGGGATAGGGGTTTCAGCCCCCTAGTGGATTAAGGGATCGATCGTCGCGGGGCTCTCTGAGCAGGACGACCGACAGTGGAGGTGCTTACTACCGCCGGGGTAGGAGCACTAGTGGCAGTCTTTTGATCGCGAT